AAGAGCAGGATACGAACACACTAAAAAAGGTATTAGAGTAATAAATACATTTAAAAAGTCATATTATGAACACAGACTTATATGGGCTTTGTACTACAAAGAATGGCCTCCCAGAGAAATGTTTATTGATCATATTAATGGAGACTCTATGGATAATAGAATAGATAATTTAAGATTAGTTACTCATAAAGAAAACTCTTTAAACAAAAAATTATCAAGTAATAATAAATCAGGAGTAGTTGGTGTAAGTAAAAATAGTCGTAATAAAAAGTGGAAAGCAGAAATCACCTATAATAATCAAAAGTATTATTTAGGTGAATTTAATAACTTTGATGATGCAGTTAAAGTTCGTAAAGCTGCAGAAATAAAATATGGTTTTCACAAAAACCACGGAAGGAATGGTATTGTAAATGGATGAAAGAGGACAGAAGTTTGCTAAGTTCGGATGGACTTTATCTGAGGCAAACCTTAACACACTGCCTGACACTGCCCCTGTAGGTGGCAAACGTCTAGCAGAGTGGTTGACACTAGAGGGTAGACGATCTTCACTAGTGGAGTGGCTAGGGCATTGTGGTGACGATTTACGTATACACGGTAGCTTTACTCACGTTGGTGCATGGACAGGTAGGATGGCACACAGAAATCCTAACCAAGCTAACATCCCTGCACAGTTTCATGGTGAGGCTAGGACTGACGTTGAGAAGGTTAAGGACAGATACGATGGTCAGATGCGTGAGCTATGGTGTGTACCCAAAGGCTGTTACTTGGTAGGCACAGACGCTGAAGGTATCCAGTTACGTGTGCTTGCACACCTGATGAAGTCAGAGGAATACGTACACGCTATTGTGTCAGGAAGAAAGGAAGACGAGACAGACATACACAACCTCAACAGAAAGGCTCTAGGTATGTCACATGTCACTAGAGATATGGCTAAGACTTTCATCTATGCGTTCCTACTAGGAGCAGGTAATGCCAAGGTAGCACAGATACTAAAGGTCAAACAGAAGGAAGCAAAGCAAGCAGTAGAAAACTTCATGCAATCAATCGAAGGTCTTGCTGATCTAAAGAAGAAAGTTATACCACGCATAGCTGAACGTGGTTATTTCAAAGGTCTTGATGGGCGCAGGGTTAACGTACCCTCAGAACACAAGACACTAGCAGGTATGCTTCAGAATGGTGAGTCAACCATAATGAAACATGCGTCACTTGATTGGGTACACAAAGCTAAGAGACAGTTCCTTGAGTTTAAGCTTGTGACTTGGCCCCATGATGAGTGGCAAACAGAAGTGCGTGGGCAGATGAAAGACGCTGAACTACTAGGTAAGATACAAAGGCAATCCATTGTTGACACTGGTGAAAAGTTTGGTATGGTCTGCCCACTCGCAGGATCAACTGACATAGGAAGTAATTGGAAGGATACTCATTGAGTTTGATTTTTGCACTATCACCTATCATTTTTTGCTTGACATTGAAATCATTTGAGTATATGTTGAAGAAACGAATCAGTAAAGAGGATCATTATAATGACGACTAATAAGAAAACTAAGTATGGTGTATTCGAAGGTGACTTGTATTACGCACGTATCTTTGTGGACAACATAGATGACTCAGAATACCATGAACGTACAGAAGGACAGTTCAATACTGTGTTCGTACCCAAGGACGATGATGAACTACAGAAGATTGTTGAGCTAGGTTTCCCTGAGGAATCAATGGGCAACCGTATGATCAAGCCAATCTCTGCAGCAGAAAATCGTGCTGGTATGAAACTTAAACGTCCTAACAAACACCCTTCTGGTATTGAAGATTTTGGTGGTGCGCCATCCGTTACCCACGGCACTACCAATAAACCTTGGGATTATATCGAAGACGGTGCTCTTGGTAACGGCACTAAGGCCAAGGTTAAGGTCTCTATCTATGGGGAAGGTTCTACTGCCTCAGTTAGATTAGAGAAAGTCGGCATCCTCGAACACGTACCATTTGTAGAGATGGATACAGAGGATCGTTGGTAACAACCCATGTACTCCTTTCGTTGTAACTGGCAGGGCTTCGGCCCTGTCCTTTTTCCCTGAGGTTAAATATGAAATACGCAGTAATGATTATGTTTGATGCAGACGAGGACTACAACTACGTACCTGAAGAGTGGCCTTGTAATACTACAGAGGGTTACAAACCAAAGTTGTTTACTACTTACGAAGAAGCAGTAGAAGAGCGTAGTAAGTGGAACACAGGAATCATAGTGGACTATAGTGACGAGATACTTAGGCCAATGACAGAGAAGGAACGGCAACGTGCAAAAGAACGACAACTTGCAAATACTGGTTGATGGTGATCCGTTTGCTTATCGTGCAGCTTTCTCTTGTGCAGAAGAAGAGACACAAGCAGCAGTAGAAAAGATTGATGAGCTAATAGAGACTGCACTTGAGGCAGTACTGTGGGAAGTAACTGATGACAAGTATCAGATATTCCTGACAGGTAAAGGTAACTTCAGAAAGAAGATTGCTGTCACCAGAGAATACAAAGGCAACAGGAAGAAAGAGAAACCTGTACACCTTGGTGATATTAGACAGCACCTGATTGATAACTGGAAAGCTATTGTGTCCAAGGATGAAGAGGCTGATGACCTTATAGGTATATGGTCTAACCCTGACAGGATTGTTATATCAATAGATAAGGATATGTTACAGCTACCATGTACACACTACAACCCACACAAAAGATCATGGCAGACAGTAGAAGAGTTTGGTGGACTCAAGTTCTTTTACAAGCAAATACTAACAGGAGACTCAGCAGATAACATACAAGGTATCTATGGCGTTGGCCCTAAGAAAGCTGATAAGATACTTGCTGACTGTAAGACAGAGCAGGAGTTGTATGAAGAGTGTGTCAGAGCCTATGGTGGTGATGAAGATAGAGTCATTGAGAATGGTAAATTACTTTGGTTAAGAAGAGAAGAAGAACAGATATGGCAACCACCCAAGTTCACAGATTCCGATCAGGACTAGAAGAACGCAACGCTAAGTACCTTACAAAGAAACGTGTCAAGTTTGAGTACGAGACACTAAAGGTACAGTGGCGTGACATGAGAGTAAGGAAGTATACTCCTGACTTTATACTACCCAACGGTATCATAGTTGAGACTAAGGGTAGGTTTACTTTACCTGATAGGAACAAACACAAGTGGATACAAGAGCTACACCCTGAGCTTGACATAAGGTTTGTCTTTAGCAATCCTTACCAGAGATTAAACAAAGGCGCAAAGAGTACCTATGCAGACTGGTGTGATTACTACGGCTTCTTATTTGCTAAAGAAGTAATACCACATGACTGGATAAAAGAGACAAAAAAGAAGATACGCTTGAACGAGGTACTCTAGCATGACTCCGATACTATCTAAGACTAATGATAACATAAGATACTTTCATATTGAAGGGATACAAGATGCAAGTTAAAGTACATCAGTACCTAGAAGGTCCAATAGACCAAGGAGATAGGTGGATACTACTGTGTATGATTGAAGAGAAGGGTCTGGTTTTTGATGAAGAGTTAGAGTTCAAAGACTTCAATGATGCTTACAGTTTTATGAACAAGCTGAAGCAAGCAACTACACCCATACTTCACGAAAAAGAAACTTCCCTTTGGATACATTAAGGCTTGACAATGTTTGATCACGATAGTAAGATAGAAGCTCTTGTCAATAACTACGGACTAAAGTTATTGATGGAACAAAATGATTTAGACGAGGAATCAATCATAAGAAAGCTGGTAGACGATGGAACTATCAACACGAATGATTACTTTTATTTAGACGTTGAGATAAAACAGTGGAAGGAACAAGAACAGTGATAACTCTAGACGATATAAATGCTTTTCAATACTACAACCAAGACCCTCTTGACATGAATAAGTATCAACAACAAGCTTCAACTACAGCTATCTACGATAAGAAACACGCAGTGATCTACCCTGCCTTGGGCCTAGCAGCTGAGGCAGGAGAGGTAGCAAACAAAGTCAAGAAGATTATGAGAGATGGAGACTTTGATCGTGAAGCTGTAGCTGACGAGCTAGGGGATTGTCTCTGGTATATAGCTGCACTATGTAGAGACTTGAATGTAGACATGGAGAATGTAGCCTACAGTAATCTAGATAAGTTACATAGTAGACAGAAGAGAGGAACACTAAGAGGTAACGGAGACAATAGATGAACTACTGTGACATGAAAGGTTTGATATGGCCCTTCTTATTCTGTGTCTTCGTAATAATAGTATTGCCAGTGTTACTGGTAGATAACAAGAAGTATTGTAAACAAAGCATCGTTCCATGCTACCCTTGGAACAACGGAGGATTAGATGAATAACTACTTACCAACAGATTACCAAGCGTTCATACACACAAGCAGATACGCACGTTGGCTAGAGAAAGAACAACGAAGAGAGACTTGGGCTGAGACTGTTGACAGATACATGAAGAATGTAGTCATACCTGTCATGGGTAGAGACAGCTTTGTCACTGAGATAGAACAAGCAATCCTTAGTCTAGAGGTTATGCCTAGTATGAGAGCTATGATGACAGCAGGTAAGGCATTGGATAGAGACAACACATCAGGCTACAACTGCAGCTACCTACCAGTGGATGACCCTAAGTCTTTCGATGAGGCTATGTTTATTCTTTTGTGTGGCACTGGTGTAGGCTTCTCAGTAGAACGACAGTTTGTACAGCAGCTACCTGAAGTACCTGAGCTTTACGATAGTGAGACTACAGTCGTTGTCAAGGACAGCAAAGAAGGTTGGGCTAAATCTTTCAGACAAATACTAGCGTTGTTGTGGGCAGGAGAGATACCTAAGTGGGATGTATCAAAGGTCAGACCTGCAGGAGCTAGGTTAAAAACATTTGGTGGTAGGGCTAGTGGCCCTGCTCCTTTGGTTGACTTGTTTAACTTCTCTATAAAGATATTCAAGGATGCACAAGGACGTAAGCTATCGTCAATAGAATGTCACGATCTTATGTGTAAGATTGGTGAGGTTGTAGTAGTTGGTGGTGTCCGTAGGTCAGCTATGATTAGTCTATCTAACTTGTCAGATGATAGGATGCGACACGCTAAGTCAGGTGACTGGTGGACTAACGATCCTCAACGTGCTCTAGCTAACAACTCAGTATCATACACAGAGAAGCCTGATAGCCTGTCGTTCATGCGTGAGTGGATGGCTCTAGTAGAATCAGGTAGTGGTGAGCGAGGTATCTTCAACAGAGAAGCAAGCAAGACACAAGCAGCTAAGTATGGTAGGCGTGACCCTGATTGGCAGTTCGGTACTAACCCTTGCTCAGAGATAATACTTAGACCATATCAGTTCTGTAACTTGACAGAAGTTGTAGTAAGGTCTAGTGATAACTTCGCTGACCTAGCACGTAAGGTTAGGATAGCTACAACACTAGGAACTATACAGTCTACCTACACTAAGTTTCCTTACCTTCGTAAGATATGGAGAGACAACACAGAAGAAGAACGTCTGCTAGGTGTATCCCTTACAGGCATAATGGACAACCCTTTATTAACGAGTAAGAGTAATGGTTTATCAAAGAGTCTCGAACATCTTAGGCAGGTTGCAGTTAACACAAATAATAGTTTGGCTAATACTCTTGGGATTAATCCTTCCACTGCTATTACCTGCGTCAAACCCTCAGGAACCGTCAGTCAACTTGTGGACAGTGCCTCAGGTATCCACGCAAGACATTCCAAGCACTACATTAGAACAGTAAGGGGTGACAACAAAGACCCACTGACAGCCTTTATGAAAGACCAAGGTATCCCTAGTGAACCTTGTGTAATGAAGCCTGATCAAACCACAGTGTTCAGCTTCCCTGTTAAGTCTCCTGTCAACGCTATAGTTACTGAGGATATGTCAGCTATAGATCAACTAGAGACATGGCTCATGTATCAGAGACATTGGTGTGAGCACAAGCCTAGTGTAACTATCAACGTAAGAAAGGATGAGTGGTTTGAGGTTGGAGCGTTTGTCTACAAACATTTTGATGAGATGTCAGGCGTGTCCTTCTTACCATACAACGAACACACGTACCAACAAGCACCTTATCAGGACATAATGAAGAGTGAGTATGTGACATTATTGTCACTAATGCCAGACAAAATAGACTGGTCAGCCTTGACAGATTACGAAAAAGAAGATAGTACTAACTCAAGTCAGACGTTTGCTTGCAGTGGTGACGTATGTGAAGTAGTAGATATAGGAGCTTAGGATGCACGAAGAAGAAGAAGAGTTTACAATAGAAGAAATGTTGGATGAGGTAGGAGATGTAGACCTAGACACTGTAGTAAATAAGCCACCACACTATGGTGATGGCGAGATAGAGTGTATAGACTATATGAAGGACAACATGGATACTATGATGTTCATGGGCTACTTAGAAGGTAACTGTAAGAAGTATCTACATAGGTACAGATACAAAGGTAAACCTGTAGAAGACCTGAAGAAAGCTAAGTGGTACTTAGACAGGTTGATACAGGAGATGGAAGGAAACTAAATGTTTACTGCTATAATTCTAGCCTGTAATGTGTCAGTGACAGACTGTAGAAGCTTTGGTACACCTAGAGTTTTTAACTCAGAGAAGGAATGTCTTACCTCTGTATCAGATGGTAAACTCCAACTAGAGGCACAGGGTTGGATGATCATGGACTCTCATTGTTATATGTGGGGTAGTAAGGTATAAAAAAGGGGAGCTACTTAGGCTCCCTTATTTCTTTCTCTTCTTACCTGATGCTGTTGTGGACCAAGATACTCTCTTCGGTCCTTTCTTTTTGGCAGCTTCCTTCTTGGAGATTCTTCCTGCCACCGACTTCGGGCGACAGGCTGGATACGGACGCTTGCTTCCCTTAGCCTTCTTACGTCCACAAGGTTTACCAGTCTTAACATCTACCCAATCCTCAGCAAACCATTTACCTAAGCCACCCTTCTTAGCCATTAACCTTTAGCCTTCTTCTTTGCTGTAGCACTAAGGTCTTTGAAGTGGTATAACTTCTTACTTGTTTTACCGTGGTTTTTACCTGAGTGTACATCTCCGTTAGGCATCTTGTGGCTACCACCTTTGTGTTCAGTTCCATCCCTGAAGTAATGCTTTACACCTTTAGCCATGTCAGCAACAACCACATTCTGGGTTACACTTACGGTTTATTATAGCACACAAAAGTCTTTTTAAATATCTTCTCATTACGCTTTCCTTTTCACTCTGTTATCTGCACCCTTCCACTTACCACCTTTAGACTTGTACCACTTAGCGGCCCAAGCATTTGCGTAAGCTGAAGGATATACTTTAAACTTTTTCTTTGCTGCTGTTTTAGCTCTTGACCAGAGAGCAGGGTTGGTTGGTACTGATTTAGCCATTACTTAACCTCTTATTATTTCTTACTTCCCATTGCAGTAAACCCAAAGTACGCCCCTACAAGTGCTGATACAGACACAACGTAGATGTTAGCTATGTCAGCTATCAACATTGCAGCAGTCTCTTGACCAATTACAGTACAGAAAAAGATACCTGCAGGGTACAACACCATACCTGATAGAGCAAACCAAGTCATGTTGCGTTGGGCATCACGCTTGGCATCGTCATCTTCAATTTTTCTACGTCTATCTTCTAAGTAAAGCTGACGCTCTTCGGCATCTAGCTTACCGTTCTTGTCTAAGTCGTACTCTTCTACCATTGTAAATCGACCCAACCCATAGCGACTAGTAAACCTAACGCCCCACCACATATCAACAAGAATATTACTACAGCAATGAACGCCATCTCAGCGTTCTCTTTCATGCGTTCAGAGTCTATCCTTGCTTGTCTCTCTTCTTCTTTTCTTTCTTGAGCTATCTCTCTACGAAGCTTGAGTAATTCCTGATAGGCAGAGTAACCAATAGTATTAACAATGAACTCTCTTAATTCTTCTTCAGCCTGTTTAGCCTGTTGACGTTTCATAAACGTGTCCATAGCTTCTTCATTTGTACTACTAAAAAGACTTTGCTTCTTCTTCTCGTGTTCCTTTTTTGCTTTGTCTACACTGTCGAAGAAGCCACCTAGCTCTTTGGACATAGAGGATAGTGCCTTACCTGCACTTATGCCACCCTTGATCATCGCTAATGCGCTGAGTGGATCAATCATAGTTAGTGCCTCGGATCAAGAATATCTTTGTGGTCTCTATTGATGAACTCAAGTGTTCTTTCTAGTAGGGCTACCCTCTGTTGTAGATCAATGATACGCATGATGCTAAGGTTTATACTTTCTAGGTCTTCCCATAGCTCTTCTGTCTCATCCATCAAGTCTTCTTCGACTTCTACTATTATACCTACTATTTCATTTATGTTGTTAGTGTTCTGTTCTACATCTCGTTTGAGGTTTACTGTATCTTCAACAGCCATGCGACTAGCAAACTGCTCCACGTTTTCCTCTAGTGATGAGATAGTAGCAGCCTGTTGACTAACCCACCATACACCACCAGCTAACTGAGCAGCCATAGCCATGACTAATACCAAAGGTAACTTCATGTTTTCCATTACTTATCTCTCAATGAATATTCTATACTGTCAAGCTTTCCAAAAATTGCCTTGATAGTTTCCTTCATCTCTTTCATTTCTCTGTCATAGGAAAGCTTTGATGCTTCCATTTGAGCAGCTAGTACAGCTATCTTTGTCTCGTGTCTAGCACCTTTATTAAACAAGTGCCACCCTAAGAGAGCTATAGGTAAAATTAACCATTGCATCAGTAGATCAGCCATCTCATACATTTCAACTACCATTTCTTACACGACCAGTATCGTGCAGTCATCTTATCTTTAGCTGTGTCACACTTATGTCTTGCACGAAAAGATTTTCTACGCTTAGGGTTGCTCTTCTTGATTGTCATATTGGCATCACCAAACCTGATGATCTTTTCTTTACCACCCTTACAAGCCTTGACAACAAACTTCTTACCGCCAGAAACCTGACGCTTAGGGCTATTACACTTCATCTTTGATTTGTCTATCTTAGCCACGATACCTACCAAATGTTATAGTTCTAAGAAATCCTCTCCATATTTCTATTGGTGACGGTAGCATCCAGCCTAGTACAGCTAGTAGTATCATCCACATAGGTATGTCTTGGTTGAGTACCTTGACGTTACCTGCGTCACCATCAATGCTGAAGTTACCTTCTGACTGGTCTACTGATACGTTCTCACCTGATATGTCTTTACTCTGGTCAATGGCTGATTGGTTGTTCTCTTTACCTATCTGTGTGTTGGCGTTGACTGATGTACCATCGCCTTTACCCCCACCACCAAGGCTACTCATCAGTGCTAGAGGTGACAGACAGCCACCTAGGAATAATACGAGTGTTAGTGCTAGTGCTAGTCTCATTGTTCTGG